GCTTGTCCCGCTCGTCGGCGGACAGCTCGGAGAGCAGGGGCATGACCTGCTCGGCGCGGACCCCGACAACGGCCGCGTCCGGGTAGGCGGGGAACGGGGTCGGCCCGTACTCCTTGAGGGCGATCTCCTGCCGCCGCACGGTCCGCAGCCGCCCCTCACGGTCGGCGCGCCAGCCGCCGCGCGGCGCGCGCCCGGGGTCGGAGCGGGTGAACCGGCCGGTGAAGGACTGCCCGGTGATGGCGCCCTCGCGGATGTTCTCCAGCACCTCGTCGGCGAGCTCGGTCTTGTTGTAGCGGGTGACCGTCAGCAGCCCCCGCGTGTCCGTCTTGAGCTCGACCGGCGTCCCGATCGGCATCGACCCGCGCTCGGACGGGGTGCCCCACAGGGTGCGGCCGTGGTTGTAGAACACCCCCACCCGCCAGGTGCTGCGGGAGCCGGCGGGGGCCAGCTGCTGCAGCGTCCGCTCGAAGGCACGGCGGTCGATCTGCTCGAGGTAGTCGCCGTCCTGGTCGTGAATCTCCACCGGGGTGTCGAACACCGCGGCGTATGCCTCGACGGTGCGGCCGTCCCCGCCGGCGCGGACACGGATGTCCTCGAGCGGGAAGTACCGCAGGAACGCGCTGTCGTCCATCTCAGGTCCCCTCCTGCGGGTCTGTCGTCGGGGCGGTGCCCGGCTGTCCTCCGCCGGGCTTCTGCAGCTGCACGGAGTACAGGCCCGAGTGCTTCAACAGGCTGTAGTCCTCCGCCTGTACGGCGGCGACCACGGTTTCGGGTTCGTAGCCGGCGTCGACGAGCGTGCGGATCGTCCGGGACTGCAGGCCCTGGATCTCGGCTGCGTCGTGCTGGTCCTCGCGCAGGAACGCGATGTCGCGATCGTCGAACCACAGCTCGGCGCCGGCGGGCACGTCGATGATCTGAGCGAGGGAGCCGGCGGCCTCCCGCCACAGTGGCCGCATCGTGCCGTCCGCCAGACGCCGCCGAGAGGACGCGTAGTTGCCCGCGTTGAGCGACGACCCGGCCAGACCCTCGCTGAACCCGACGATGACCGGCGGCACACCGGCCGCGGCCGCCAGACGGGTTTCCCCCGCGCCCTGCGTGGCCTTGAAGTCCAGCTGGTGCAGGTCCTTGCCGACGACCGTGACGTCCGCCCCACCGCCGAGATACAGCGTCTTGTACGCCGTGTCGACGCCGCGGTGCTGGGAGTCCATCAGCGCCTGGAACTTGGCGACCTTGTCCGGCGTCACCGTCGGGTCGAGGGAGACGACGACCTGCGGGGTCGCCCCGTTCTCGAAGAACTTCAGCTTGTGCCGGGTCGCCGCGGTGTCCCCGACGATCTCCCGGATCACCGGAGTCAGCCACGACATGCCCCGGAACTGGAACTCCGGGTCCGGGATCGGCGCGAAGTGCGCGACTTCCTCCGGCAGCAGGAACCACGGCTCACCGCCGGTCGGCGGGTCGTACATGTAGCCGACCAGGTGCGAGTCGATCGCCTCGCTCGGCATGCCCGGAGCCTCGTCCGACCCGGTGATGATCGTGACCCAGTCCGGCCGCATGACCTTCAGCCGGCCCGGGTTGTAGTTCGTCACGAACCCGTTGCCCTCAAGGTCCGCGTTCTGGATCATCCGGGACAGCAGATTGCCCGTCGTGCCCCCGGGCCACGGGGTCTCGAGCGGCGCCAGCGCCGGCGTCCCGAACAGCTCCCCCGGCCGGCCGTTCCGCATCTGCCGGAACTGGAACCGTGCCTCGCTGAACAGCATCTGCCGGACCAGCATCAGCGCGAAGACCGGCCCGTTGCTCTTGTAGGCGTGGCGGATCTTCGCCTCGAAGTCGTAGACGACCGACCGTTCCTTGCCGTCCACCGGCCGCCCGGTGCCGTGGTAGACGTTCCCGTCCACCGACCACCAGTCGTCATCCGCACGCGCGGCCGGCCGTCGCGCCCGCTGCCACAGAGTGGTCACCCTTCGCCCTCCTCCGTCTCGTCGACGTCGGCCAGCAGCAGGAACGACCCAGCCGTCAGCGCCCCACCGACCATCAGCCCCACCCCGAACCCGAACTCCCAACCCGCGCCCGCCGCCACACTGGCGCAGCCGGCTCCGTAGCCGAGCCGGACGCGGGCCAGCCTCGACCAGCGCGTCACACGTAGGCGCCCCACGGCTCTGCCTCCTCGGGCTCGACGTCGTGGAACATCTCCCACCCCCACACCGCGTAGGTGCCGGACACCAGCGGGCTCACGTCCACGCCGTCACTACGGCGTGACCACAGCCACGCATCCCCGACCTCACGCTTCTTCGCGCCCGCCAGCGCGGCCGCCATCGGCGCCTGCCCGAGGTGGCGCAGCGTGCCCTCGGTGACCCGGTCGTAGAACTGGCCACAGGCCTGCGTCAGCTGCCGCACCTTCGGACATATCAGCAGCTCAGAGCGGTCTTCGCGGTCCTCGTCGTCCGCGTACTCCAGCGCCTTGCGCAGCGCCGGCACCAGGGAGCCGGCCGGGCCGCCCTCGTCGATCACCCACGCGCACGGGTTCCACTTCTTGTCCCGCTCCTTGACCCAGTCGACGACCCAGTCCGTACCCGGCTGGTGCGCGACGACCTCGGCGTGCACGCTGCCGTCCTCGTTGGCGGCCGCGATGGAGATAGCCGTCCACGTCCGCTCAGGCGTCGTCTCGATGGAGAACGCCACCGGGTCCGTGGGACGCGACGCGCCGTCCTCGCAGGCCTTCCACACGGCCTTGCTGATGACCTGCCAGGTCTCGTCTGTGACCTCGGGGTAGTCGCCCACCCCGAGCCGCTCACGGTCGAACAGGTCGTCCCGCATCGCCCGCTTCTCCTGCAGGACGTACGACGGGCGAATGCGGATGCCGAGCGCCGGGTTGGCCCGGGCGAACGAGGCCTCGTCGTCGCGGTTGTCGTGCTGGTCGCAGACGACGTTCCCGTCGGGGTCGGTCGGGCACTCCTTGACGTGAGGGTCGATGGAGTACTCCAGGTAGCACAGCGACTGGTCCGGCTGCTCGCCCTCGGCCATGGCCCGGGCACGCAACAGCGCTACCTGTTCGCTCTCCTCTCCCAGGCCGGCGCTGAACGTGTAGACCAGCTGCGGGTTGAACCGCGCGGACAGCACGGGCATCAGCGCTCCCACGGGGGCCGCGCGCAGCTTCATTCCCTCGTCCATCAGGACCAGGTCGCCGGAGAACCCGCGGCCGGAGTCTCCGCCGCGGGCCAGGAAACGGATGCGGGCCCCGTTGAAGAACTCGAACCCCTCTTCACCGTGGCTCCGGCGTACGCGCTTGATGCGGCGGCTGAGGTCGTACGAGCCCTCGAAGATCTGGTCGAGGCGGAGGAACGACTCCTGCGCGGTGTTGAACTGGTGCGCGGTGTGGATGATCAGCTTGTCCCCGAAGAGGAACACGCCGCCCAGCTGCCGGGCTTCCAGCCAGCCGCCCTTGCCGTTCTGCCGGGCGACGTTGAGGGCGACCTCGAGGGACGACCATCGGCCGTCGTCGTCCTCGGCGAGGCTGTGGTGCAGGCCGAGTTGCTGCCACGGGTCGAGGTGCAGGCCGGCGTCCTCGGCGAGTTCGATGCACTCCTGCCCGGCTTCTGAGCGGTAGTCCAGCGCCACCTGGTCCTCGGTGCCGTCCCACCGGCCGGTACCGATGTGCCGGTACCAGGGGACGGACAGGATCCGGGGGGTCTGGCAGCCGATCACCGGGTGCCCTTGGCGGCGACTCGGTCACGCTTCTCCTGGCGCCGGGCGGAGATCTCGTCGATCTTGCCGCCGCGTTCCTTGGGGGGAACGGCTGCGACGACCACGGCCATGGCCATGCGCAGCTCGCGGCTGGCGGTGGCGGCCGCCTTGGGGTCGGTGGCCGAGTCGACCTCGGCGGCCAGGCGGAGGGCGGCGGCGGCCAGAGCGTTGGCGGCCGGGTCGATGCCGAGGTCGTCGAGCTGGGCAGTGGTCGCCTTGGCGACCGCGCCGCGGCGCAGGCGTCGCTTCGGAGCGTCGCGCATCGGACATCACCCCCCGTAACCAGACAGACAGTCACGGACCGTGACGAGAGCGGAGTAACGGAGCGTAACCAGACAGAGCATAACAGAGAGTCACTAATGCACCCGAACCGGGTTCGGGGTGGTTAGGAGTACGGCCGCGGGGAGAGAACCGGGCGACAAGGGCTTGTGGGTCGCCCGTCTCCTCGATTCACGTCGCGGCACGGCCCCCCTCCCCTCCTGCACTCAGCGTCGATCTGAGCGTGATCAATCGATCGAACGTTCGATGGATCGACGCGGATGACCGCTCGCCGCCCATCGCTCGGTCTTCACCAGTCGCGTGACGTCTGGGCGGTGACGGGGTGTGAGGCCTGCCGCCGGTACTGCCCGTACCACCGGGTGACCACGCGGTCCATGCCGGTCGACCGCATGGCAGCGACGCGTGCACGCACCGTGTCCTCGCCTGGGTCGACCACCACGATGCGGGCACGTAGCCGACGGTAGCGTGCCAGTGCCTTGGGTCCGGGCATGGTGTGGATCAGGTAGACGTCGACGTCGTCGAGGTGCTTGACCGCCTCGTCGATGGCGGCGAAGCGGGCGCGCTGGGCGACGCGCTGCACGATGGTGTCCTGGTTCCATGCCGGTGCGCCCGGGCCGGTGAGGGCCGAGGCGATCCGGTCCATGTCGATGACGATGTCACGGGGCGTGGCGTGCGCCTGGATCCACGTGCTCTTGCCCCCGGCGGGCGGGCCGGTCACGACGTACAGCACGCTGCGTCACCTCCGGTGTGGGCACCAGGTGTGTCCGCAGTCGATCAGGTCTGGGTCGGCGTACTGGTCGACGAAGCTGTCCGGTGGACTGCTGGGCTCCATACCGAGCTCCTGCTCGAGTCGGAGTGTCTTGGCGTACGACGGACGGTCATGGGTCTCGCAGCGTCTGGCCAGGCGGCGGAGGAAGCTCACGCCTGGTTGTCCGGGTACTCAAGGACCTCGAACGTGGCGTGCGGCAGTTCGCCGTCGGCGAGGGCGCGGGCGACGTCGGCCCACATCTCGGCGAGGCGCAGCGCCTCGGTGGTCCGTACGCCGTGGACCTGGGCCAGGGCGCGGGCCTCGGCGGCGCGGTCGCGCTGCCAGCCGCTGTCGTACTGCTGGCGCTCGCGGGCGTCGTCCTCGTGCCGTA